ATAAATGGGTACACAGCCCATATCATATTTTCTAGTTTTTTAAACTTAGCAGACCCTTCATCGAGTCGCTTCTCTATGTATTCGTACCTAATGGCACACTCTCTTTCGTGAGCTTCTATTTTTGCAAAAGATTCTTTTACTGTTGCCATAGTGGTTACCTAAGCTTTCCCAGCGTTTCTGTTTCGTGGGAAAGATCTATTTTTGCTTTTGTTAACAACACGCAAGTTATATGGACTATTGTTCATTGGATTGCCATCTATATGGTGTATATCATTGTTGTCGCCTTTACGGACTTGACCGTTACGAAGCGCGGCACGCCTGACTTTGTTACGCATTGCTCTTCTTTTCTTTTGTTCAGGTGTACCTTGGTACTTTCTGTATTCGTCTCTGTAGTTTCGTCCCATTATCTACCTACTTTTTTCATAGCTTTTTTATGAGATTCAGTAAATGTAGAACCGCGATTCATCATGGCAACCATACTTTTTATGTGCTTACCTGTATGGTGTTTAGCGTGTTTTTTAAGTGCAGTTTGCTGGCGTTTGTTTAAAGATGAAACATTAACGCCTTTTACTTTTACCATAGCCATTAGTTCTTACCTCTTCGCTTAAAGTCATGTTTAGTTTCATACTCTATCTTAACAGACCTTAGTTTGTCTAGGTAGAATAATGCTTTCTCTAAATCTTCTATTTTATTTTTACTTGGGTATCTCCATAGATATTTGAGTACATTCCCGCGCAGCCAGCCTTCAAATTGTTCTGCAGACATAGCAGATTGAATTGCATCTATACACTCAATGGGCCCCTGGTCAGTGTAATGTGGAGGTTTGTTTACAAAGTCAGTCATTTATTTTTCCGTTTGTATGCAAGCAATGTTCTTGCAGTGTATTTACCCACTCATCTAAATCTATACAATTTTTAATAAAATCTTTTTTGGTGTACGTATTTATAGATTCAAAATCAGCAGTTAGTTGTATTACTTTGTTCTCACATCCTGCAATAACGTACACAGGGACCTGGTGATTTACCTGGGTTGTAAGCCAAAGTTCTTGTTGTTTAGATAAACCAAAGTTTATTTTAGAGGTGTCTTTTACAGGTAGTATAGGTTTGTATTTATATTCTACAAACGCCGAAGCGGCTGGCCCACTGTAGTAAGCATCAGCTACTCCTCCGTGGTAAGGATCGTTTATTTTCCAACGATAGACTTGGGTAGAAAGCTTTTTATGTATTTTATTTATAAACTGACTTTCGTTCACCGAGTAAGAATAACATAAAAAAGGGGCTATGCACGAGTAATTGTTGTTTTTATGATGTTCGCAATTACTTATCTCTTCGTGCACGACCCCTCTCGCAACTACTATTTAGCAGCAGGTTGTTTAACCGCTTTGTAAACAGCTTTCGCTTTTTCATAGTCTTCGTCTACGACCCATCCTTGGCTTTCAACGGAGAGATTATGAAACTTTTGGTTATTGCGGTTTTGTGTAGAAACAGAAGATAGCTTCCATAAGGAAGAAAATCTGTCGCCCCCTAGTTGTGCAATTTGAGTGTTCCATTCTCGTGATACACGTAGTTTAGACGAAGAAAAGTCCATCTTAAAAGGAGTGTTTATAAGTTCTCCAGTGTCAGCGTCTTTTCTCATTAACAAATGACTGTGAGTTTGTATTACTTCAAAGTCATCTGCACTACTAGATTGTTGGGCTATAAGTTCATCTGCTTCGCTTGCTGAAGCACAAGTACCTACTAAACCTCCACCTTTGTCCCGCTTACGCCAAATGACAAATTCATCGTTGAAATGAATATTCAACACATAAATCTCTTTGCCGTATAGCTCGTTAGTTACTGTATTTAACAACAACCCAGGCTCAGCTCCTTCAATGTACGCACCGTTGCTTTTATCAACTTCGGCGTTCATTTGTTGAAGAAGTTTAACTCTGGGAGTTTGTAAATCAGCAGCTGTAACGTTTTCGTTACCTAAGCCTTGGGCTTCTGTAACATGAGCTGGCACTGTACTAGATACCAGAGATACTGCTTTTTTATCTTTGTCCATGTTTCATGGTCCTTCTTTCTTGGTTAATGTTACTTTGACCTGAAATTAATTCTGGTCAACTCCGTTGGCTTCACACCAGGAACATCTAAGTTCATAGTGCGTAGCTCCCTATAAGCAGTAGCCGACATGCGTTTCTGTAACAACTCAAACTGTCCAGTGTCTCGAACATGTTGTTGTACTTTGTCCCAGTCTTCTACTGTAGGCACAATCTCTTTTTTCAAAGACACAGTGCATACATCATTGCCGACTCGATCTATACCTTGCTGGTCTAGCCTAATCATCAATGTTGCTTCTAGTTCTCTTTGACGTGACTTTAACTTTTTCTCTACTTCTTGCAGAGCTTTTATCTCTCCTCTAGTAGAAGTTAAAGTGTCTAATAAATCATCTATAGTTTGTTCTTCAATACTCATGCCGCCTCCTGTGCATATAGTTTAGTAAGTACGTGTAGTAAGTTTTCCATCTTGCCCAACTTACCGTTAAGCTTTTTGTATACTTCTTTTTCCCAAGTATTACGTGCTGCAATAAGAATTGTTTCAGTCTTTTGCGTTTGACCAGCTCTGTGGATACGTCTATTGAACTGTTGAAAGTGCTCTGCATTATATGTAGGACTACACCAAATGCAGGTTGTTGCTTTAGTAAGCGTAAGTCCATGACTTGCAGATTGTGGATGAGCAAATAGGACTTGTATTTGACCTGCTTGAAACCGCTGGACTATACCTGTACGTTTACTAGCAGGTGTTTCACCGTCAATAACCGCGTACGAAATCTTTTTCTTCTCAGCCATTGTAACCAAAGCATCACGTTCATGTTTCCAGTTGAAAGCTACAATGCTGTGTTTACGGACTGAAACTAGATCCATTACCATGTCGTGACGCTGCTCGTGAAAGTATTGTACGTTACCTTCTTCATCGTATACCCCGCCAGAAACAAGTTGTAATAGCTTTTTGACTCTGGCGCCTGCGTGTACTGCATTAATAGTGCCCATTTTAGTGTACAACACTGAAGATTCTTGCAGCGTTTTGTACATTTTATACACTGCAGGGGACAAATCTGTGTATAGAGTGCGTACAATATTTTTAGGGAGATCTATACAATCCTCTAGAGCGTGTCGAATTGTAATGTCGCTTAGCATTTGTGCAACCGTTTCTTCTATACCTGGTTTGTCTATCCATTCATTAGCAAAGCCATTAAAACGAGAAGTGCATACTTGATTCCTAAATGAGTAAAAACGATTACCTAAACGTTTGCCGTCATCAACGCAGAGTGCTGGGTGCCATAAGTCTAATATAGTATTGCTGTTAGGGGTACCAGACATAAATATTCTGCGATCAAAGTTATCGACTAGAGTTTTAAGATTTTTAGATCGTTTTGAATCTTTATTTTTAAACGCTGTAAATTCATCTACAACTAAAGTATCAAATCTTTCAAGGACTTTAGGGTTTTTAACTAGGTAAGTAACAGCTTCAAAGTTAGTTACAACCATGTCAAAAGTTTTATCTTCAAATATTTTTTTACGGTTTTTAGCATAAGCTACACCGCAGTTTATAGTGGGTTGAAACTTTTTTATGTCATCTAACCAAGCTGCTTCTAGTATTGATAAAGGAGCCAGAACCAAAGTAGTGCAGTTTAGTAGAACGTGAGCATCTAATACAGAACGAGTTTTACCCGTGCCTGGATCAGATGTAATGAAACATCTAGGATGATCGGTAATAAAAGTAGTTGTGTCAGTTTGGTGTGCGTAGGGGGGTGGAACGGAAGTATTTATACTCATATATTTGTATCCTGTATTTATTATTTGTAACTGTATTTGTATTTAGCATTCTATTATAACTATTCTATACCGTGTTGGCAAACTGGATATTCTCCTTTACCATAAGAACACCATCTGCAATTTGTTTTAGATGGGTTAGGTAGAAACTCAGTTGCTGTTGTCATAGTTATAGCTCGTTGATGTAACGTAGGCATGAATACCATTGCTTCATCTCGGGTGTAAGCTTGTATAGTAACTTCTCCATGATCTAAGTACCATAGCTCTGTTTGAGCATGTTGTAGTTCAGGGAACTTAAAAAAACTACCAATGGCATAAGTCAGTGCTTGTTGTGAATGGCTTATCTCATTACCAAACATTTTACCTGTTTTGTAATCAATAACACGAGCTGAAGTTTCTGTTTCATGTACAATTGCATCTAACTTTATACGACCCCAGGTTTCAGGTGTTAACCAACCACAAGGCTGCCAGTCAATTGTAAAACCCCATTCACCTTCAAGTTCTACAGTACCTGACTGGTATAGTTCTTTTAACTCTTCAAATTCAGATTTAAACTTATTAAGTTCAATAGGAAATTCATCTAGTTTACCACTTACATAGTCTTCAGCTTTTTGATGTATTTCACTACCACGTTTAGCAGCAGGGCCGTAGTCTTCTTGTATACGTCTAACTTTAGCTATGTAGCTGCGATAAGCACAAGTTTCAAATGTTTTGAGAGTCGAGTGAGACCAAGCTGGGATTAGTCCTAGCTCCTCTGGAGTCTCAGGCTCGATTACACTATCGAGATCTGGACGCTTGTCTTGTACAAGCTTTACCATAATTTACTTATTAGCAGTATTCCTGTTTATAAGTTCCATATCTTTAGCATCAAAATGTTCTTCAGCTAATGACTCTTGTAGTTCTTTACTTAAAACCCAAGTTAGTAACACACCTCTGGGGGCCGATCTATGTTCACCTTCACCCATTCTTTTACGAGTAGTAGTTATACTTAGTCGACTCATGGCTTTAGTAAAGTCTCTTACAGATAATGTTTTTCTGTTATCTGTAAGTACATCATACACTAATTTAAGGTGCTGCATAGGTATAATCATTTCTGTACCTATAGAAGCCACCCAATTTTTTACATAACGCTGTGCTGTACTTATTCCCCCAGCATCAAACGTGTTTGTAAGCGGTATATCTAAAATCTCTACAAAATACTCTAAGTTGTTTTGTTTGATTGCATTAGCAAACTCTTCAAGGACTGACATACTAACAAGCTTCATGTCTTTCTTAGCATCATTCTCTAACGCAGTGTGAGCCATACGTTCGTCTACTTTGAAGTTTCTAAGTAATCCTGAAAAAGCAAACAGTTCTAACTCCAGCTCAGGTAGCTTTGTAAGTAAATTAGGTAATGCTTTTTCTAACTTACGTTCTTGTCGGGGCGCCACGTTGTAACGCCTATCGCCGTCTTCTATTTTAACTGCATCAGCTCGGTTAGTAAGAAATATAAAGTTACAATAACTAGGAAGTTCTACCTGGTTTGTACGCATAGCACGGACTGTAAGTGTCGGTTCTGTAATCTGATGTTTAAGTTTGTCTGCCATACGACCTATGTTGCCAGAGTCACCCATTCTAAATTCGTCTACAACTAAGAAGAGGGCCGTACGCATGTATAAGTTGTATTGTTCTTCTATATTTTCTAAAGAACGCATTGGAGCTTGAGCTTCTCCAAACAACTGTTTAAGTATCCTGTGTACAAACAAACCTTTACCAGTCCCAGGAACACCTGTAAAAATCCATGCTGTCATAGTTTTACGTTTGTTTTGATATATATAAGCAAGCCAATTAATAAAATGTTCTATTTCTGTTTGACCATTACCCAAAATATGTTTAATAAGACTATAGGTATTTGGTATGTATTTAACAAAGTTAGCCGCTTCTCCATATTCAGTTTCAGGCATCTTTAAATCAGGTTGTAAAAGATATTTAGTTTTTCTAAACAAATTTACAAAATAAGGTGACTGATCTAAGTTAATACCTACACTTGAAGATGGATCAAAAACTACCTGTGCATCAGGTACAAAGTCAGGCATAGGGCGGTTATGAGTACGCATAAACCCTTCTAAGGACCCTTTTTGTGTAGGTGTAAGTGGAAACTCGTCAGTAAACTGTTCTTTATTTGTATCAAATACACCGTTATAAAAAGTATCTGTATAAAAGTCTCTTAGTACTACTGGTCTGACTTCTTTTCCGCCGTCCATTTGTTTTGCAAAGATCTCGAAGATGCTTTTGTAAAAGTCTGGATCTGCTTTTTGTATTTCAAATACAGGCTCACCTTTAAAATTGTACATATAGTGAGGGTTGGTAAGAATAAAATAGTAGGCACCGCTGTCTCCTCCGTTTATATTACAGTTAACATAAGGTTCACTCACCCTACAGATCTCTATAGTCATTCTGTCAGGGTTTTGCAAAACTTCTTGAGATTCGCCTCCAATGTTTACAGTAGTAACACGCTCGCGTTTCTTAGTAAGTCCTGCTTTTTTACGTAAACCATCTTTAATTTGTATTCCAACGCTATGAACTTTTTCTGGGTTAACATCCTTTAACAAAGGATCTATATCCACGGTTGGTTCACCACGAGTAATACATACAAACCTTTCACCCGCAATGGGGTCTTGTGCACCATCTACAAATTTAGGTGGTGCAATATAAATAAGCTTTGAGTTATCCGCTAAGCTAACGTCTAGTGGATAAGCTATACTTTGACCATTGGCTGAAAGTTTGAGTTGGTTAGCTAAAAAATCTATTTCGTAATTTAAAACTTTAAACCACTCTTTCAATACTTTTGGATGTACTGAATGTTTTAGTATAAAAAATAAGTGCATTGATACTTTGTTACCTTTTAAGCCCAGGGACGCAGATGCTTGTGCAATGTAACTTACATCTTGAAACTCTGGAGGCATATATGTAACAAACTGTTCGGCAATAGTTTGTATATCAAAAGTATTTA